TTACACGACTGCTTCCGCAAGGCTGGAGTCAAGCTCAAGCTGACGCGTTCGACCGCACGGAAACCGCGCGCCTCTACGGCCTTGCATCTGGCATCGCCCGCGACGAACCCCTGATCGACCAGGCCGTCAAGCACTACCTCACCGACAAGACCGCGCTCAAGAGCTACAAGAGCGCCGCCGAGCACCTCAGCGCCATCGCATGGGCCTGGCAGGGCCGCCCGATGAGCGAGCTGCCCGCAGTGGCCCAGGAGGTCATCAAGACCGCCGACGCCGGCCCGGCCACCCTGAAGAACCGCCTGGCGCTGCTGAAAGCCGCGTGCCGCTGGGCCTGGAAGCGCCACGGCCTCACCGACACCGACCCCACCGCCCGCATGCTGCTGCCGGCCGTGCGCAACGCCCGCAAGATCTACATCACGCGCGAGGGCATGCTCAAGGCCTGCCGCGCGTGCGGCAGCTGGCAGGCGCAGATTGCCATCCGCGTGTGCTTCTACACCGGCATGCGCCTGGGCGAGCTGTGGAACGTGCAGGTGCAGGACAACCTGCTGGTGCTGGCCGACAGCAAGAACGGCCAGCCGCGCGTGATACCCGCGCACCCACGCATCCGCCACCTGCTCAAACACCTACCCCTGACGGGCCACAAACGCGGCGTGCAGGCCGCATGGACGCGCGCCAAGGACAAGGTGGGCCTGGGGGATGTGCGCTTTCACGATCTGCGCCACAGCGCGGCCAGCGAAATGGCCAACGCGGGCGTGCCGCTTTTCACCGTGGGCCAGGTTCTGGGCCACAAAAGCCCGGTCAGCACCCAGCGTTACGCGCACCTGTATGCCGACACTTTGGCCGAAGCTGTGGGCCAAATTGGCCGCAAACGGGCCTGACTTGGGAGGATTTCCCCACAGTGCCTGCTGCTGAGGGCCCTTAGCGTAACTTGAGAAAAGCGCGCTAAGTTGTTGATTTTGGCGGAAAGGGAGGGATTCGAACCCTCGGTACTGGATAACCAGTACGCCGGATTTCGAATCCTATGCGACACCCGCGCTACGAGGGAAGCTCCCTCGTGAAATAGGCGCAAAACAGGCATCTGGAGGGGTAGTTTGGGCAGAAATCCCCACAGTCCAGGCTCATTCGATGAGCTACCTGGTCGCGCCCTTCATCTTTTCAATGGAGCGCAGGCCGCCAATCCCCAGCATGCCTGTCACGACGACCCACATCAGGTCCATGTTCAGAGTGGGGGGTGCGGGCCAGCCGCGAATGCCTGCCCACCAGGAAAGTAGGGGCTGCAGGATGGTGGCGTAGACGAAGCCCGCGGCACCGCACCAGCCGAATGCGGGGCGCCATCCGGCGACGAAGATGCTGGGGTGCTGGGCTTCGCGGGCGTTGATTTCGAGCTGGGCGATCACTTGTTTGAGTTCACCCTCAGCGGCCATGCGCAAAAGCTCCATTTCGGCCTCGCGCTTCTTTTCGGGGTCTGGGACGAAGCGCTCCAGGATGGACTTGCCCAGGTCAAGCACCGGGCCGAGGATGAGCGGGTTCATGTGGTCAGGCCTCCATCAGGTCTGCAATGCGGCGCGCCCAGCCGCGGCTGAAGGCCGGCCAGTTGGTCAGCCCGGTCATGAAGCGCAGGCGCTGGGCGAGCACGCCGAGCTTGAGGGCGCGCATGTCCTGCGCGTAGGCGGCGGCCAGGGTTTGCGGGCCGATGATGCCGTCGGCCTCAACGCCTAGGGCGCGCTGCAGCCACAGAGTGGCCTGGCGGTGGCCGCTGTTGACGGCGGCGTCAAACATCACGTACCGGATGCCTGGCGGCAAATCGTCGGCGCGGATGGGGCGCCAGTAGCGGTCGAGATAGACGGTTTTTGCCAGGTCGAGCGGCAGCTCGCGCATGTCGCCCTGGTAGCCCGCCTGGCGGGCCACGGCCTCGGTGATGCCAAAGCGGGTTTTGCCGCCGGGGTCGGCCGCGTGGTCGGAGTAGCCGCCCTCATGGCCGAGGAGGAGATCGAGCGCGGTGTCGAAGTTCATCTGCAGTTCACCTTCTGACTTCGTGCTTGAAGGCCTCCCACGCGGCCAGGGCCAGCCAGCCGGCAGCCACCCACAAGCCGGCCGTCAGGAACTTGGACAGCACCTCGGCCTTGAGCTTGGCCCAGCCGTCAGCGTCGCGGATCTTGCGCTCATGGGCCATGCGGTGGCCGTGCGGGTCACCGTCGGGGAAGGCCGAGGCAAAGGTGGCCCGCAGCGCCGCGAACTGGGTGTCCATGTGCGCAATGATCTTAGTCTCGTGGGCCTGCATGGCGTTGGTGAGGGCGGTGGAGATCATGAGCTGCACGCGGTCTTCAGTGAGGGCGGCCTGGCGGCGCTCGGGGCCGGTGTAGCTTTGCTGGTCGGTCATACGGCTGCGCCCTCCTGCGCGGCGGGGGTGGTTTGAATCAGCGGCTGGTGCGATCAGAGCCCGAGCTTGGCCTTCTCAGCCCGGCCCCATGCGCGGCAGGCTTCGACGTGGTCGTTCCAGGCGGTGGTTTCCGCGCTGGGGGCGATGCGCAGCAGCTTGATTTCGTCGTTGATGCTGTAGAGCTCGCGGATCTTGTCGACCACGCGCTGGTCGATCAGGCGCACGTGCGGGCTGGCGGCGCGGATGGTGTCGCGCACGTCCACGGGCAGCGGGCTGGGCAGCGTCTCGATGCTGGGCGCGATCTGCGCGGGCTGGTCGGTCGGCAGCGTGGCGCCGTCATCCAGCACGACGACGGTGCGGCCATCGGCCAGCGTGGCGATTTCCTGGCCCTGGCGCTGGCCAGGGGCGGATTCAGGCAGCCGCAGCTCGAAGGTGTTGATGGCGGTGATGGTTTTGCGGTAGGCGATGAGAGAGGGCATGGTGGTGCTCCGTCAGGTAGTGGACGAGGGGTTGGTGAGATGCCGTGTGGCGCGCGTGGCCCAGGCGTGAAACGATGGCCTGTAAGCGGCCGGCGCGGGCGTCAGCGCGCACCTGGCTGACCAGGCGCGGGCGCACAAAGCGCGCGCGGGCCCAGGTGCGGTAGCCCACCCAGTTGAGGCCGCGGCGCAGGGGCTGCAGGCTGTGGTGGCTGATTTCAAGCCCCAGCAGGCCAAGGTGCTGGCGGATGCCATCCAGCCATTGCGCGGCTGCGGCGCGGCTGGGTGCCACCATCACGGCGTCATCCATGTAGCGGCCGTAGTCCTGCACGCCGAGCTGGCGCTTGCAGAAGTGGTCCAGGCTGTTGAGGTACAGGTTGGCAAAGGTCTGCGACATCAGGTTGCCGATGGGAATGCCAGCGGGTGCCGGCCGCTGGGCGAACAAATCCAGCAGGCGCAGGGTGTCAGGGCACTTGATGACCTGGCGCACCAGCATGGCCAGGGTCTGGCGGTCTACGCTGTAGAAGAACTTGCGCACGTCTACGTGCAGCGTCCAGGCGGTGCGCGGTGCGCGGCGCATGGCGGCTTGCAGCCAGTCAGCGGCGGCGTGGGTGCCCAGGCCCGTGCGGCAGGCAAAGCTGGTGGCGATGTAGCGTCGCTCAAACAGGGGGCCCACCACGGCGTAGACGGCGTGCTGCACCACCAGGTCGCGGAAGGCTGGGGCCTCGATCAGGCGGGGCTTGCGGCCGTCGTTGATCCAGAAGGCATTGACGGGCTGGGGCTGGTAGGTGCGGCTGCGCAGCTCGTCATGCAAGGCGTGGATGTTGGCGCCCAGGTTGCGCTCAAACAGAAAGCAGCCTCGGCTGTTGCGCTTGTCTTCGCGGGCGCGCACGTAGGCCTGCATGAGGGCCTGCGGGTGCGCGAAGAGGTCAAAGAGCTGGCCGTGGCGCTTCATGCGTGCGCCCCTTGAGGTGCCTGGGCGCCAGTGGTCGCCGGTCTGCCAACACGGGCTGAGCGGGCTACTGAAGGGCGCCTGGGCGGCAGATTTCGGCACCAGCCGCGACGGGGGCTCCCTCTGCGCCGGTCGGCCAATGCCGCATGTGGCAAGCCAGGCTCAGAGTCGGCACGCAACCCGATGTTGTTGTTCGAGTTGGCGCGGGAGTTGTTCAAGTTCAGCGCCCAGACACCGGCATTGCTGCCGTTGTTCCAGTTGCCGCCAGAGATCACACAGAGCATGTCAAGCCCCCACCGCACCGGCAGCCAGGCTGCCGGATTCTTCTGCCGGCACGGTGGCCGGCGCGCCCTGGGCTTGTGGCCCGGGCTGCATTTCCGTCTTGAGCCAGCCGCCAATCATGCGGCCCAGCTCGTCCACCAGGCGCAAGATGACCAGCGCCCGGTGCTCGCCGGGGCGTTCTGGGTCTTGCTTGCCCCGGCTGAAGTTGAACAGCCCCAGCTCGTGGGCCAGCAACAGCAGCATGCGCAGTTGCTCGTGCCGCACATCCAGCTGGGTAAGCGTGGTGCGCTTGTGGTAGCGCTTTTGCGCCTCCGTCACCAGGTTGTAGACGTCCACGTAGGTCGCGCGGATCTGCTGCGTCAGCGCGTACTTATGGCACGAAGGAAAGTGCGCCAGATACATCTCCAGCTGCGCGGCAAACAGCACCAGCTTGCGGTGCAAGCCGGCCTGTGCATGGATGCTGCGGTTCTGATGCGTCATGGCATGAGCCCGGCGCTTTCGCGCCAGGCGTCAGAGTTACAGGTAAGAGGCGGCACGCAACCCGATGCCGTTGCTCGAGCCGGCGCGGGAGTAGTCCAAGCGCAGCGCCCAGACACCGGCATCGCCGCCGATGCCCCAGCTGCCGCCAGAGAGCACACAGAGGTCTGTCGTGCGGGCGTCGTAGAGGTAGTCGTTGCCGAACTGGTTGCTGCCACCCACACCGCCCACCAGCGGAATACCCAGGCCGGCAAATCCCCAGGCGGTGCCGCTGGTGGCTGCGCTGAGCACTTGTGCCGCGTTGCCGAACACCTTGTTGCTGGCCGAGTTGGTCAAGCTCTCGTACGTGGCGCCAATGCTGTCGTACAGCGCGGCCAAGCCGGTGGCGCCCCAGGCGTCAGTGGCCAGGGTGGTACCGCCGGTGATGGTGGCCACGTCCGCGGCAGTCTTGAGCACGTAGAAGTTGGTGCCGTTGGAGGTGAGGCCCAGCTCTGTTTCCCAAACCACGCCGTTGAGGTCTGCAATACCGCAGAGTTGGCCGTTGTGCGTGGTGCGCGCCATGAAGTTGGCGCTGCCAGTCTTGCCGCAGGCGTAGGTGCCGTTGCCGTCGTCCACAAAGGCGATAGCGCCGTCATTGGTGTCGCCCAACGCGTTGTTGTTGCAGCCCTTGGGGAAGTTGGTGCTGCCGGCGCTGTACCAGGCGCAGTAGGTGGTGCCGGTGGCGGCTGAGCCGTGCGCATTGGCCAGCAAGGCCAGGGCGCCGCGGATGAACCGGGTGTTGCAGAAGAAGCGGCTGCCGCGCGTTTTGGCTGCGGCAATGGCGCCGGCCAGGTTGTTGGATGGGGCGCCCGTGAGGCTGGCGAAGGTGGCCGTGGTCAGGCTGCCGCGCTGTGCGCTGGTGATGACCACGCCGTTTTTCAGGCTGGACGCCACCCCGCCGTTGTTGCTGGCCAGGTACTTGTCCACAAACACGCCCTGGCGGATGCTGCCGCCGTTGTAGAAGGCGCGGTGCAGGGCGTAGCCCGCAGCGTTGGCATCGGCCACGCTGGCCCAGTGGCTAAAGGGCTTGATGTCCACCACGTTGATGGCGCCGCCGTTGCTGCCCGTGCCGTAGCGGTAGTAGAAGGCCGGGATGTAGACCATCACCGAGCCGTCGCTGTACTGGTAGTTGCCGTAGTTCTCGCTGGCGGGGTCTTCCGTGCCGTAGAGCTTGGCAAAGCCGGCGGGCAGTTCGGGCGCGATGCCCACGCCAAAGCCCTGCTGGCCGGCCACGCCGATGTGGTTGACCGTGCCGGCGCCGCCTGTGCCGATGCGGATGCCGTTGGGGAAAGCGACGGCCGAGCCGTCAGGGGTTTGAATGGTGCGGGTGACAAGAGTGCTCATTGAATGCTCCAGGTGGCGTTGTCTTGAACGGTGACGGTGATGCCGTCAGCGATGGCGATGGGCCCGGTGGACCCGGCGTTGTAGGCGCTGGGAATGGTCAAGGCGGCGTCGATGCGGCGGGTGTTGAAGCGCACCGGGCTGTCGGGGCTGACAGCCTGTGCCACTGCCGCCGAGGCGGCTGCGGCGGCTGCGCTGGCAGCTGCAGCCGCCGCGTTGACCGCTGGGCTTTGCGCCGTGATGCCGGCCAGGGCCGCCTGCGCCAGGATGCGGTCAGCCTGCGCAGCATTGGCGCTGGCCAGTGCTTCCACGGCGTTGGTGTACGTGACCGAGGCCACCGCATTGGCCTGCGTGCCAAAGGTGGGCAGCTGGCCGAGAAAGGCATCAGCCCGGGTGGCAAAGTTGGCCGGGTCTGCCCGGCTGGGCGCCGTGGGCAGCGTGGTGATGGGGGTGGGTGAGGTGGGCATGGTCAGACCAGTCCTTCAATTTCGAGGCTGCAATAGCTCTTTGTGGGGTAGGCGATGTCGATGGAAAAGTCCCGGTAGAAGCCGTAGACCGTCAGCGGCCGGAACAGCTCATCACCTGGCACGCCCACCCACACGCTGGGCTTGGAGCGCACGCGGGCCAGCACCTGCTGCACACGGGCGATCTGCGCGGTGTCCAGCATCAGGCGCGCGGTCATGCGCTTGCTGAAGTTGCGCTCGACAAAGGTGGTGGTACCAAACTCGTCGGTGTCCTTGCGGCTGTAGTCGATGATGCCCACCGAGGCGCCGTGCTCCGCATCTCCCAGCTCGTACTGGGTGCCCCACACCAGCTGGCCCACCTGCACCGTGCTGGGGTCCGACAGCGTGACCGTCATGCGCGCGTTGGGGTACGGCGGCAGATCCGTCAGCACCAGCTCCTCGATCTGCAGATACGGCTCAAAGAAATACTGGTACCAGTCGTAGATGAACGTGCCGTCCAGGCTGACCGTGCGGCTGTAGATACTGGGCCCGCCAGCGCCATCGGTGATGCTTACCTGCACCTGGCTGCCGACCAGGCCAAACAGCGCCAGCGCGTTGCACAGCCCGGTGGCCAGCACCACGGTCAGCGGCGTGGCCGACACCGTAGCGGTGCTGATCTGGTCATCAAACATCGCGTGCGTGTTGTCCGGGCCGACCAGCACCCAAAACGTGGGCGAAATGTCGGGTTGGTTGCCGGTATTGCTGTTGACCAGGCTCTGGTAGATGTGCGTGCCGTAGTCGACGAAGGCGTCTTTGGCGTAGGTGGTGCCTGCGTTGTAGGCCGCGTAGGTTTCTGTGGCCGTGCTGCTCACCAGGTGCGTGGCGGCCACAAAGGTGGTGGGAGCGATGACTTTCATGCGGCGGCCACCGTTTGCAAGCTGTTGCCGTCAGGCGTGACGCGGTCCAGGATGCGCGCGGTCTTGTTGGTGGCCACGGCCGTGGAGCGGGCTTCGGCACGCAGCTCGGTGACTTCAGCGCGCAGGGCGCGGATCTCGGCCACCAAAACCTCGTCGCGGCGCGTGCTGTTGCCCAGCATCTGCACGCCCAGGCTGCCGTCGGCGCCGCGGCCCAGGGGCATGATGGCTTCAGGACCGGCCTCGCCCATGACCCCCATGGGGAAAGCAGTGGCGCTGGTCACTAGGCCGTTGGTGAACACGCCGCCCGTGGCAAAGCCAGCGGCCTGCTTCAGCGCCGCCCAGGCCTCATTGGTTTGCGGGCCAAACTGCACTTCCACAATGCGCCGCGTGTCGGCATCCGAGTACATCTGCCGCAGCCCGGCATAGGCGCTGGCCTTTTGGCCCACGGTGCTGGTGGCGGGGTTGACCTGCGACAGCACCAGGCGGGCCAGCATGGCGTTGCTGGCGCTGATGTTGTTGAAGATGCTTTGCAGGGAGTTGCTGGGGTCAAACGTCAGCGTGCCCGACAAAGTGAGCGTGCTGCTGGTGCTGCTGGTGACCAGGCCAAGGATGCGCTTTTGCTCGTCGGTCAACGCGCTGGAGTCCACCAGCGTCTGAATGGTTCTTCTGACGGTTTCAGACTGTTGCTGCAGCAGCAGCTTTTGGTCATTGGTGAGCGTGCCGGTGCTCACCACGGCTTGGATGGTGCGCAAGACCGTTTCATCGACTGCCATCAGGGCTTGCTGCTCCTGGGCCGTCAATACGTTCTTGAACGCGCTGCTCAAGATGACCGAGCGCAGGCCGGTGCTGTTGGCTTCCAGCAGCAGCGTCTTTTCTGCGTCCGTCAGCGCAGAGTCCATCACGGCTGTGATGGTGGCGGTGTAGGTCTTGCCTTTGTCTGCGATCAGCGCCTTGATGTCGTCTGGCAGGTTGCTTTCTGCCACGGCTTTGAGTTGCACTTCCAGCTCGGCTTTGGCGGCCAGTCCTTGCAGCTTGGTCACCTCGGTCACGGTGTTGCCGGTGTTGAGCTTGATGTCAGCCAGCACCTGCTGCGCCGCGGCGTAGTCTGTTTGCGCCTTGGCCAGCACCTCTTGCGCGGCGGTAAAGCGCTCCAGCAGATCCTCCACCTTGCGTGTGAGCGGCGCGCCTATGGTGTTGGCCACACTCAGCGCATCCGCCAGCTCGGCCTGGGCGGCGGCCAGCTCTGCGGTGGCGGCGGTCATGGGGTTTACCTCGGCGGCTCCTGCTGGCACAGCGGTGGCGGCAGCCACTGCGGCCACCTCAGCCACGCTGCTGAGGATGCGGGCGCGCTCGATGGCAGCCTGGGCACTGGTGCGCGCTGAGGAGCGAGACACGTCAATGGCCGCGCGCGCGGCTTCTGGCAGGCCCTGCATGGCCTCGGTGTCGCCGCCCAGGGCTTTGCGCAACAGGGCGCCAAAGGATTGAGACGGCGTGGAAAACTCACCCGTCACGAACTGCTGCAGGCTGGTGCCCAGCTCGCGCACCCGCAGTGCAGCGTCGCGCGCCTCGTTGGCCATTTGGGCGTTGATCTCGGCAATGCGGGCCTGCGCCGCGGCCACGCGGTCCTGGGCGCTTAGGTAGGCGCTGGTGCCCGCCTCGCGCACGGCGTTGACGCCGGCTTCGGCGCTTTCAACGGCGGCGCGGGCGCGCTCCACATTGGCTTGGGCGGTCTCCACCGCCTGGGCGTACTCGCGCTGGGCTTGTGCTGCAGCGGCGGCGGCGGCCTGGCTGTCCTGCAGCGCGGTGATCTGGTCAAAGAGCGCGCGGTTGGACTCGTCCAGCGCAGCGCGGTCCAGGGCACGCAATGCCGTGGTGTCGCCCTGCAGCTGCAGCAGTTGGCGCTCGAGGCCGGCACGCTCTTGCGCGATGCGGTCACGCTCGGCGGCCAGGGCGCGCTCGGCGTCTGCGGCCTCTTGCGCAGCCTGGGCGGCGGCTGCGGTGGCGGCCTGGCTGTCTTGCAGCGCGGTGATGTGGTCAAAGAGCGCTCGGTTGCTCGCGTCCAGCGCCGCGCGGTCCAGCGCTCGCAGGGCGTTGGTGTCGCCCTGCAGTTGCAGCAGTTGCCGCTCCAGGCCGGCGCGCTCTTGCGCGATGCGGTCACGCTCAGCGGCCAGGGCGCGCTCCGCGTCTGCGGCCTCTTGCGCGGCCTGGGCGGCGGCTGCGGTGGCGGCCTGGCTGTCTTGCAGCGCCGTGATCTGGTCGTACAGGGCGCGGTTGCTGGCGTCCAGCGCAGCACGGTCCAGGGCGCGCAGTGCCGTGGTGTTGCCCTGCAGCTCCAGCAGCTGGCGCTCCAGGCCGGCACGCTCTTGCGCGATGCGGTCACGCTCGGCGGCCAGGGAGCGCTCGGCGTCTGCCGCAGCGGCCGCAGCGGCTTGGCTGTCTTGCAGCGCGGTGATTTGGTCAAAGAGCGCCTGGTTGGAGGCGTCTAGGGCGGCACGATCCAGGGCCCGCAGGGCTGTGGTGTCGCCCTGCAGCTGCAGCAGCTCGCGCTCCAGTCCCTGGCGCTCGCGCAGGATGTCGGCGGCGCTGCGCAGGGTCTCGGTGGCGTTTTCTCCCGCGTCGGCCAGGTCTTCCACCACAGGCGTGATCTCGGCGAACGTGCCGCTGAGCTGCACCAGGGCGGCAAAGTTTTTGCGGCCGGCCTCGGTGTTGAGGTCTTGCGCTTCCACCAGCTGGCGGTAGGCGTCGCGGGTGGCGGGCAGGGTCAGGCCCATATCGCCCAGCGCCTTGGTGAGCTGCTCTGTGGTCTTGGCGGTGCGCTCGGCCTCGCTGTAGAACTCCGAGTAGTAGCTGGCGGCGGCTTGGCCAAAGGCCTCAAGGCCGCCGAAGGCGTCAGCCAGTTGGCTGGCCAGGTCTGCGCCGGCCAGGCTGGTGGCGTAGAGGTTCAGGCCCAGCACGTCGAGCGCGGGGTTGACGGTGGCCAGGCTGCTGGCCAGGCGCTGCAGGGTCTGGACGTTGGTCTCGCCTTCGCGGCGGTAGCTCACGCCCGTGGCTTCGATGGTGCGGGTGACTTCGGTGACCTGTTCGAGGTAGCCGCGCAGGTAGGAGCCTTGCTCGCCTTCGGCCCAGTCTTCCACGCTGCTGGTGATGGTCTCGGTCACGGTGCGGCTGGCGCCCAGCACAAACGCGGCCAGGTCTTCGTTGGCCTGATTGAGCGCGCCCTGCACCTTGGCGGCGGCCTCTTCAGGCGACAGGCCATCGAGCTTGATGCCCCGGGCTGACAGGTCGTTGTGCAGGATGTCGGTGCCCAGCTGCGTGGTGAAGCTGCGCACGGCGTCACCGCTCAGGCCCAGCGACTCGGCCATGCTGGCGGCGTTGGTGCGCAGTGCCTCGTAGGCGGTCTGGATGGCGCGGCTTTCAGCGCTCACCTGCTGGTTGACCATGCTGTAGTCGGGCCCGTCGAACAGCGTGCCGCCGCGGCGCTGCAGGTCGTAGCTCTGGATGTCGCCTTCGCCCAGGGTGCCGGTGAGGCCGCCGCCGACGATCTTTTTGGAGCGGAAGGCGCCCACAGCGTTGAGCACGGCCAGCGCGGCCAGCACGTAGGGCCCGGCGGCTGCGGCGGTGGCCATGAACCCCGACCCGGCGCCTGCGGCGGCGCTGCTGGTGGCCGTCAAACCCGCCGCACCGAAGCTGCCCGTCTGTGCTGCCAGCATGGCGGCCTGTGAGCCCGCGGCCACACTGGTGGTGCCGATGGCTGCACCGTAGGCCGCGCTGGAGCCGAAGATGGCCGAGCCAATGGCCGCGCCTGCCGCGTTGCCAAACGCTGTCCCAGCGGCTGCAGATCCTGCAGAAAGGCCGAGGGCTGAGCCGACTGCAGCCTGGGTGGCACCCACGATGGGGTTGACCACCGCCTGGATCACAGGCCGCAGCACCATGGACCGGAACAACCCCTTGATGTACTCCCAGGCGCTCTTGCCGCCCGTCATCAGCGCATCCGTCAGCGACTGGCCGATCTGGTCTGCAGTGCGGCGCCACTCTTCCTCAATGGTCTTGGTCTGCGCAATGCTGGCGCGCACGGTTTCGCGGTTGACGATGGCCGCGCGGATGTTCTTGGCGTACTCCTCGTACTCGTAGCTGCCGGTCTTGATACCGCGAGCCTCAGCCGCGAGCAGGGCGATGGCCACTTCGCGCTCGATGTTGCTCATCTGCAGCGCTTCGGCTTCGCGGTTGATGGCGTCGATGATGGACTGCGAGTTCTTCAGGCGCTCGGTGTCGATGATGTCTAGCGCGTCCTGGTCTTTCAGGGCGCTGCGGCGGGCCATGATCTCGCGGTCGGCGGCTTCCGCCGTGGCATTGGCCAGGGCCTTGCGCAGGTTGATGCGCTCGCGGATGGCGGCGGCCTGGGCCTTGAGGGCTTCGTACTCCTTGGCGTCCAGGTTGCGGTCCAGCGCGCGGATGGCTTGCAAGTCCAGCAGGACGGCTTGCTCTTCTTCGCGCACGTTCAGCAGCTCGGCATAAGCCTGCTGGCCCAGGCGCACCTGCGCCACCTGGTCGGCCAGGGCCTGGTTTTCCTTGGTGGCCGCGGCCACGCCTTTGACCAGGCTTTCTACGTACTTGTCGTGAGCCTTGAGCGCGTCAGCCGTGGCCTTGGCTGCAGCGTCCATCTCTTGCGTGCTGGCCTTGGGCGCGTTGGCCGCGCGGATGGCGGCGATGCGCTTTTCAATCGCTTCCTGGCTCATGCCAGCGGCCACGCCCTGGCGGCGGGCCTCGACGATCTCGCGCTCCAGCTTTTCGGCGTCTGTCAGCAGCTTGTTGCCGGCGCGGTCCCACTCGGAGCGTGCTTTGACGGCTTCGGCTTGCTGGTGTTGTACATCCAGGCCTTTGCGCTGTAGCCGGATCTGCTCTTGCAGCAGCCCTTCCTGCAAGCGCAGGGCGTCCAGCATGGGCAGATAGCGGGCGCGATTGTCTGAGCGGGCATCCGCCTGATTGGTGGTGACTTCTGCAATACGCCGTTGGATGTCGGCCAGTTGCTTTTCAGGGCTGCCCTGACGGCCCAGCCCCAGCATCGCGTCCCAGGCCTCCTTGGCGCCATCTTTTACAGCGCGCCAAGCGCGCTCGATGTAGCCGAGCTGGCCTTCCAGCGTACCGGTGCGCTGCTCCACCGTGGTGGCGTAGCCGGCCATGGCCACGGCGGCGGCCTCGGCCGTGCGGCCTTGGTTTTGCAGGGCCTTGATCTGCTCATACAGCGACACCGTAAGAAACCGTGTGCTTTCGTTGAGCTTGAGCGATGCATCCACCGGGTCTTTGCCCAGGGCAGCGAATTGCTTGACGGTCTCTTCAGCGGCCGGGCCGCCGGCCCGCTCCAGTTGGATGGCGGCCTGCGCCACGCGCTCCAGGCTTGCAGCGCCGATGTCGCCATTGGCGGCAATCAGCGCCAGCACCTCCGCGGCGCGGCCTTGCGTGCCGGCCACGTTGTCAATGCGGGCGGCCATCTGGTCCAGCGCGCCGGCCGTGACGCCCGCAGCGTTGCCGCTGAGCGTGAGGGCCTTGACGTAGGCGTCCATTTCACGCGCGCCCACAAACGCGGCCGCGCCAAATGCAGCCAGCACCGCCGCAGCGGCCGTGAGCGGGTTGATCAGCGTGCGCAGATACGTGCCCACACCTCGCAAGGCCTGCCCTACCCCGCCGTATGAATCACGGATCTGCCCGCCCTGCTGGATGAACACCATCCAGGCGGGCATGCCGCTGGCCAGGCTGGTGACCACATCGGTCATCTGCATGGAAAGCTGGCGGTTAGCCTGGCGCAGCAGGTTGGCTTCCACACGGGCCTCGCGGCTTTGCACGGTGTAGCCCGACATGGCGCTGCTGGCCTCGGCTGCGGCCTGTGCGGCGCCACCTGCGGCCTGTTGCACGCCCCTGAAAGCCTGCGCGGCCTGCTCTGCTGCGGCATTGGTGCCGCGCATGGCTTTCTGCGCCACATCGTTGATGTGCTTGAGGTGGCCTTCCATCTGCTGCAGGATCTGCAGCAGCTGTCGGTCATCTCCGGTGAGCGAAATGCCGATGTTGCTCATGGCAGGCTCACCTCAAGGCGGGTTGGCTGAAACGTCAGGGCTTGCAGCGCGCGGCGTTTTGCGGCCGCCAAAGATGTTGCGCACCTGGCGAGCCACGCGCTCGCGCTCTTCGTCTTCAGGCACAGCCAGCCAGGGCGCCGGGCAGGCGGGGTCGCTGGACTCGTGCATCTGCGAGACGTAGGCGCCGCTGGCTGCGCGCAAGGCGCGGGCTTGCCAGGGCTGCAAGGGCGTGCCGGTGAGCCGCACCCACTGCGCCATCTCGCCCCAGCCCACAGGTACCGTGCCCATGGCGCCGTTACTGCAAGGGCCCACTTCAGTGAACCAGCGGGCCAGCAGTTGGGCGTGATCGAGCGGCGGCAGCGGCAGAGGCTTGCCGTCACGCTCCAGGCGCTCCAGCCGGGAGACGCGAGCAGGCTGCTTTGCGCGGGCCGCCGATGCGCCCTTGGAGCGGGCCGGTTCGGGTTGATCGACGCTTGCATGCAGCCATGCGAGTTGGCGCGCGTAGAGCGTCAGCTCTTCGGCGACGGTTGCTGAAAATTTGCCCAGTCGTCCAGGTACTTCACCACCTGGTTGGTGATGTAGCCGAGCTTCGCGTTGCGGTACAGCGCTTCAGCGCCGCCCGGGATCGGGAAGTTCTCCACCTGGGCGGTGCAGGCTGCGAGCTTGATGACCAGATCTTCACGCTGGTCATCAATGGCGGTCTTGTTGACCTTGCCGCGCAGGGCGGCAAAGGTGCGCTGCTGAGACGCGGCATCAGCCTTGGCCTGGGCGCGCACAAACTGCGTGCTGCCAGGGCCGTAGAGGTGAATGCGCACCGGCTCGCCGTTGTGCAGCAGCGGTTCGTCCTTGACGTTGAGGACTTCCAGCACGCCGATTTCGGCGACTTCGAATTGACTGAGGTCGAAGGATTCCATGAGGTCTCTTTTTGCGGGGGTTGAGGGCAGGAAGATGTGCCGGTGCCCGACGGACGCTCCCCCGCAAAGAGGAGACGCCCGCCAGGTCCGTGCTCAGGGTGCCTGACGGGATCAGACCGTCAGGTCTTCCACCACGCCGACGCCAGCGCTGTTGGTGGTCAGCTCCAGCATGATGGTGGCGGTGGTGACGCTATCGACGGAGCCCACGTTGACCTTGAACGACATGACCTTCGCCTGGAAGTAGTAGTCGTCACCGTTCTGCGTGGTGATCTTGAACGAGTAGTCGCTGTCGGATTGGCTGGCCGTCTTGGCCAGGATCTGGCCGGCGTCGTCGGTGTCCAGGCCCACGGTCATGCTGATGGAGCCCTCGTTAAACGAGCCCTTGAGCTTGACGGTGCCGCGGCTGCCGATGGGGTTGTGCGTGATGAGGTTGTACTCACGGCCAAACTCGCCCAGGTCAGTGACCTCGCCGATGGTGGTGAACGTGAGTGCGGTGTAGCCGGCGACGTTGAAGGTGGCCGGTGCGCCGGAAGACAAGCCGATGGTGGTGCCGGCTGAGGAACGAACGGTCATGATGGACTCCTACGGGTGAATCAGGCCGCGATGCTGGCTCGCGGTGTGCGATGGCGCACGTTGAAGAGAGCCTGGCAGGCCGCCAAGCCGGTTTCGGTTTCGTCGTCGGGCCGCCAGGCCATGCCCAGGGGCTTGGTGTCGATGGCTGCACCGCTGAAGGTGGGATCGGTCATCAGCCGGTCGTGCACGCTGGTCATCAGCGTGTCAGCGACCACATCGGCATCCGTCACGCTGTCGCGGGTGACGCACTCCACACGGATGCGGGTGTTCCACTCCGTGCTGCTGAGTGCGGCGCCCGTGGCGGCGCTTTCGTCCAGGTCCACATAGATCTGGGCGTTGACAGCTTGCGGCATGGGCCTGCGCTTTCCCACCTTGACCTGGCCATCGGCCAGGGCCGGGCTGGCCAGCAGGCGGGCGGCCACTGCGGCGCGCAGCGCCAGGTGCAGGCTTCCGGGCATCAGGCAGCCTCCAGCATCACGGTGCTCATGCCGCGGCCGTCGTCACGCACATCGGCGATGACAAAGCTGCGGCTGCGCGCCGTGACGCTCTTGCCCACGGGCGTGGCGGGCACCTGGCTGGTGAGCATCACCAGCTGCGGCTGCCGGCCCACGGCGCTGACTTCGCCAAAGTCCACCTCGGTGGAAGGCTCCACAAAATCCGCCGTGCGCGTGACGCCGTTAATCACCACGGGCTCGCCAAACACAGCCAGGGCGGCCGTGTTGCAGCGGGCTTCGAGGGTGCTCCAGGGCGTCATGTGGCGCTCGGCAGGCTTGGTGGCGGCGTCAGCGCGTCAGGCTCAGGGTTACGCTACAGCCGTCAGGGCGCGCTGGTTGATCGCAACCTTCACCGTGGTGTCGGTGGAGGCGGCTGCTTCCACGGCCACGCCGCACTGGAAGAAGCCGGTGCCCGTCTTGTCCCAGCGCTTGTCGCTGTCGTCGTCCCAGAAGATGGCCTCACCTGCCGTGAATGCCTTGCCGCTGCCAGCGGCGTTCTTGGTCATGCTGAAAACGCCCTCAGACATGCCTTGGAACGTGGCGCCAGCCGCAGCCGTGGTGAGTGCGACGACGAACAGGGAGCCGATGACATAGCCGGATCCGGCCACGACGCCGCCTGCCGGCGCCACGAGGGTGAGCGTTTCACCGTCTTGAATGAAGTTGCGAGCCATGGGGTGTGTCCTTCAGAAGTGGTTCAGGTCAAACCGGTTGATCAGGCGCCCGCGTTGGTGACGGCGCCGCGGTAGTCGATGCCGGCGATGCCGTAGTCCAGGCGCACCTTCCAGCGCGCGCCGTCCACGGTGAAGCCGTTTTCCAGCTCCAGGTACGGGGTGTCGTTGCCGTCCAGGAAGGCCACTTCCATCACCGGGGCCTCAGCGGCGCTGGCAAACAGGTAGCGGCGCGTGCCGGTGAGGCGGGGCGTGTCCACGATGTCGCTGAACAGGCCGCGCACCTGGTTGGGCTTTTGCAGCTTGTTGGCGGTGTCCGGGTCGTACTGCGCTTCGTTGATGGTGCGGGCCGTGCCACCCAGGCCGATGGGCACCACCAGCACGGCGGGGCGCAGGTCCAGGAAGTCATTGCCGCCGACATCGAGCTGCGAGGCCATGGCCACGCGGTCAGCGTCGATGGCCAACATCGACAGGGCGGCGCCCGTGGTGATGTTGTTGTGGTCGGCGTGGAACAGGGTCTTGCCGTCAGCCAGCACCGGGCCCAGACCCGAGTTGGACTTCAGCACCGTGTACACATCCGCCTCGATCGTGCGGCGCGCGGCGCGGCCCAGCGCGTTGGCCAGGCCGACAAAGGCCTGCAGGTCATCATTGACGATGGCCTGGCGGCTCAGGTTGATGATGTTGCCCTTGGTGGCGGCGCTGATGGACGCCTTCTCACCGTCAGGAATGGCCTTGTTGATGAACTCGCCCAGCTCGTTGACGGTCTCCAGGTTGCCCAGGCTGCCGACGCGGTAGCGGTTGTGGGCGCGGAAGTCGCTCACCGAGCCGCGGGCGCAGAAGCGGCTCCAGGTGTCGGGCTGCACGGCGTAGGCCGTCTGCAGCGTCTTGTGCATGGTGTTTTCCAGCAACACGGGGAAGTCGCTGGTGCCTTGCGTGAAGGCGGCGGCCACGATCTGCATCTTGTCCATGCCGTCGGTCTTGACGCCAGCGGCCTTCAGGCTTGCGCGGGCCACGTCCAGCAGCGTGGCGCCACGGAAGGGGCTGCCCGATGCGGCGGCGCGCTGCTCTGCGGTGGCCACGCCAGCGCGGGCCATGAGCGCGTCCACGATGCCGGCGCGGCGCTTGTCCGCCTCGTCCATCACCGTGGAGATGTGGCCGGCCACGGGCGTGGTGTCCTTGCCCAGGTGGGCCAGCAGCTTCAGGCCGGCGGCCTCGGGCGTGCAGGCGGTGTCTTCTTCGCAAGCGGCTTGCAGGGCGGAAACGCCTGCGCGGTCGCCAAACTTGGCGAAGGCGGCGCGGATCTCGCCGCGGCGGGCCTTGTCAGCAGCCACAGCTTGCGCGCCGATGGCGGCGGCATCAGGAACGATGGCGGGGTTCTGCGGGGCAGCCGCCGGGGTGACGGTAGTCGTCATGGAAGGGTTCTCCAGGGTGGTTGCGGCGGCTGCCGCGGAAGTGGCCTGCGGCGCCGACTGCGGCGCTGCGGGCAAACTCGGGTTGCGTGCGGCCATCAGGGCGGCCGGCACGTTGCGAAAGCGGGAAAGGTCTGCGGGCGCGGCGGCGGCCGATGCGGCCAGGGGCAGCGCGGTGACCACGCTGTCCACCAAGCCCATCTCCTGCGCCTCGGCGGCCGTGTACCAGTGGTCTTTGCCGTCGGTCAGCAGGGCGAGCATCTCGTCCTGGCTGCGGCCGCTCTTGGCGGCGTAGCTGGTGGCCATGGCATTGGCCCAGGTGTCCAGCACGTCGGCCTGCTCGCGCAGTTCAGCGCTGTTGCCGGCCATGTAGGTCCACGGGGCGTGGATCATCATGGTGGCGTTGTCAGCCATCTCCACCGTGTCGCCGGCCAGGGCAATGAGGCTGGCGATGGACAGCGCCATGCCGTCGATGACGGTGACCGTCTGGGCCTTGTGGCGCTTGATGGCGTTGTGGATGGCAATGCCGTCCGGCACGCTGCCACCGATGCTGTTGATGCGGATGGTGACGTGCTCGGCATCGAGCGCGTTCAGGTCGCGCACAAAGTTCTTGGCGCTGACCGACTCGCTCCACCAGCTTTCGCCGATGTCGCCGTAGATGAAGATTTCAGCGGCGCTCTGCACCCCCTGGGCCGCAGCGGCCACGGGGTTGCGACGGCGGATGCTGTACCAGGCGGGGGAGGTAGCGGGGGCACTCATGCTGCGCAGTGTGCGCAGGGGCCTGTCTCATTCCTACCCGAGAAATGAGACTTTCGCTTGAGGATGCTCAGTGCCGCAGCAGCATCAGTTCAGCCTCGCGGCGGCGGCGGGTGCGGCGCGGCAGGCTGGGGCGGTGCGGGTCAGGCAGCGGGGGCGGAATCAGCTCGCGCGGCAGGTCCGGGAAGCGGCCCGGGCGGGCGCGGCGTTGGCGGTCTTCGCGCGAAGCGCCGGGGCGAGGTGCGGGGGCTTCGACGGGCGGCGGTGCTTCCAGGCCCACCCAGCCCAGGCTGGCCACGGCCAGCGGGGCGAAGCCGATGCCGTTAAGGGCGACGGCGCGGGGGGAGATCACGCGGCGCGGGCGACGGTGACGGTGCCGCCCGCCTCGGTGATGGTTTGCGTGATGCCGCCGGCCTGGCGCTGGGTGGCGCTGACGGTGAGCGGCTGTCCGGCCACCAGGCCGTGGATGGCGGCCAGGTCGAGGATGCGGGCCAGCTCGGTGGCGATGGCGGCGCGCACTGCGGTGGCAATGGCGTCGTCACCTGCAGCGGTGAGCGTGCGGGCGGCGGCCTGCCACACGGCGTTGGCGGTCTGCGCTTCAGTGAGCGCTGTGCCAGTGACCACGTTTTGTGTGACCACGGCGGAGTTGACCAGGCTGGACACCACGGCGGGGTAGATGGGCTGGTCGTTGGCTGACCAGTAGGGCGTGGCGTAGTCGTCGCTGTACAGCACGCCCGCGATGGTCACCACCTGGGGGTCGTATTCCAGCTTCCAGCCGTTGCGCAGGAAGTAGGTAGCCCCGGTGAAGCCGCCCGGGATGGGGTCAAAGCCCGTCTGGCGCATGGCCAGCAGAAAGCGGGCGTTGTCTTCGCGCTCCACCCAGCGCACCCAGGCGCTGTAGACGTCCTCGCGGATGTCCAGCGCCGTCACCCCGGCGTTGACCGTGATGCGCTTGGTGACGCCGTTGAAGCTGACCTTCTCGGCCAGCGCCCATTCAGCGCCGTGGGCGGCCCAGACAGCCAGGGTCACTGGTTGATTTCCTTCCAGGACAGCATGGCGCGGACGTTCAGCGTGCCGGTGGTTTTGGCGATGGGCTTGCAGACCAGAGCAAACACCAGGCGGTCACCGTACAGGCCAGTGGCCGTGCCGCCCGAGGTGTAGGTGCTGAAGGCCGAGGAGTCAAAAGGCACGGTCAGCGCGGCGTCTTGGTACAGCGCCACGCTGTTCAGGCCCGTGACCTTGGCGTACACCGCGGCGCCGTTAATTTGCGTCATGCCGGAGACGCCAGCGATGGCAAGCGGGTAGCCGGATTCGCGGAAGGGGGAGCGGCCCTCGGCAAAGGTGACCACGGCCGGCGACGCTTTGCTGATCGACGCGATGCTGCCGACCACCGTGCCGCCGTTCTCGGCGTAGTTCTTGAAGCTGCCGCCGGTCATTGACTTGTAGTCACTCGACAAAGACCGGCTGCTGCTGCCTTTGAAGTAGGTGGCAATGCCTCTGATGCCGCCGCCAAAGTAGCTGGCCGAGGTGTCATGGTCCACCGTGCAGCCTGGGTCAAAGGGCTCGACGTTGGAAAACGCGGCGCCGCTCAATGCTGGGTCAATGTAGACCTTGATCTCGCAGCGCACGTCGTTGCCGGCCTCGTCATAGGCCATAGCCTCCAGGTGCGTGGGGAAGTAGACACTGCGGTTGGTGTGGTTGCCAACCTGAACACGAGGCGAGAGCGCGCCGACGTAGACGTACTCTGCGCCAGAGGCCACGAAGGCGGCCACGTCAATGGCCTTGCTGAAGGTGGCAAGACGGTTGGCGCCAAAGGTGGTGATGTCCAGCCCGGCCTCGGCCAGCACCGAGCCGCACCACACGCGCATCTCTGACGACGACGCCGTGGCGGCCGTGTTGGCCTGGACGAAGCACAGCGGCAGCGAGCCCGAGGTGGCGTGCGGTTGCCCGCCGTTGCCCTCGTGGTAGTACTCGTGACACACCACGCGCTGGCCGCGGTAGTAGGTGCCAAAGCGGATGCGGCCGGCGCCCAGCCACTGCACGTCAATCCAGTAGATGTTGTCGTCCAGCGGGCTGATCGTCATGCCAGACGGCCCGGTGCCATCGAGCTTGTCCACGTTCCAGTCGGCCTGGGCCACGTCGGCAATCAGCGCCACCGAGCCCGATCGGTCACTGCGCACCTGCACGCGCAGGACGCCATTGACCTGGGCGAACATGAAGCCGTTGTTGGCGTCAAAGTAGCCCCAGCGCCGCGTGAGGCCCGCCTTGCCCGCATCGCCGCAGGCCACCGTCATGACGGCCAGCTGCGAGATGCCGGGGAAGTAGTGGTGGTACACGTTGGACGTGAAGGCCGCCACGTCGCCGCTAGCGGTGGTGACGCCGAGCACCGCGCAGTGCACCGTGTCGTTGTGCGTGATGGTGGCGCCGCCCGTGCGCCGGCCGGCAAACAGGCCGGGCAGCAGGCCTTCTTTGAACGTGTAGTCGCCCAGCACGGTGGCGCCGCTGACCCGCAGCTTGCCAAAACTGTCGAGCTGCGGCTTGCCCTCGGCAAAGCGCGTGTAGAGCGCGCCGCTCTCGTCCACGGCCACCATGTAGTTGGGGTTGTCCTCGTCGGCCAGGTGCATGACCTGCGCCTGCACCGCCACGGCGCCCACGGTGTGCTCCTGCGTGAACAGGCGCTTGCCCGTGCTGTCGGGCGGAACGCGGACGAATGAGTCAATCGGCATGCTGTGCTCCTATCAGGCCACGTAGGCGCGGTCTTGCTCTGCCACCAGGCCGATGACGATGCCCTTGCTGCGGCTGATGATGCCGGTGGCCACCACCGGCTTGGCCACGCCCTTGTTGCCGGCCACCACGGTGACGGGCACGTCACCGCCGGGGCTGGTGAAGACCGAGCGGCCGCCCTGGGTGTTGGTGTCGTAGGCGAAGGTGAAGCCCTTGGTGGCCGCGTCGATGGTGCCCGCGATGGGGTTGCCATCCTTGTCGTTCACCGTGATGGCGGTGGCGGTGCCGTAGTCATCCGTGCCGGTCACCGAGTCGGTGATGTACATGCGGTAGTAGCCCGTGCTGCCGCTGGTGAGGAAGCTGTTGAACTGCAGCTGTCCAGCGGCCGCGTAGTTGTACTGGCGCGCGACGCCGTTGTCGTCGATGAAGTAGACGTTGTTCAGGAAGTTCGGGTCGATGTTTTGGATGAACACGCCCTGACGGCAGAACAGGTCCGGGCCGACAAAGTACATCAAGTCGTTCTGGATCTTGCCGATCTTGGTGCCCGCGCTGTTGGTCACCGCGCTGTTGATGTCAGTGCCCTGGCGCAGCAGGTACTGCACTTTGGTGTAGATCTCCTGCAGCGTGGCGCTGTTGCCCTCCACGATGATGCTGAAGGGGAAGTTGTCGCTGACGGTGTTGATGTCAATCGACTGCGCTACCGAGTAGTAGCTGACGTTGATGCCGGTGTAGGGCGCAACGCCGATGCCTGCGTCCGCCACCAGGGTGTTGAGGTCGTCCGCGTTGCTCAGCAGCACGTTGACGGTATAGGCGCCCGTGGCGGTCTGGCCGGTGTCGGCCAGGGTGGAGCTGGAGTAGGTCTTCTGCTCTTCGCGGGCGTAGGCCTTGAAGAATGCGCGCTTGTCGAAGGTGGTTGTGGTCGCGTCAGCGGTGGCATTGCCAAAAACCTGGATGCCTTCGTTTACCTCATCGGTGAAGGTGAAGTTGGTCGGGCTGTCGGTTGAGGCCCGCTGGTAATACAGCTGGGCGTTGGCACTTACCTCACCCAGTGACACGATGCCCACATACTGGCGGGCCAGAACGCCACCGGACGTGTACTCTGACCAGCCGCCGTCACGCAGCATCTGGCGCGTGGTGTCATTGGCAGGCTTCCAGCCGCTAAAAGACCCGCCGTCGGTGCCGAACTGGAACTGACCCGACTTTGCGTCGATCGCGTACATCGGAAACGGAAACTTGTTGTAGGTGTCCGTCTCCCACAGCTTGATGAACTTGGAGTACAGCGCCTGCAGCGTGACGCCGTCCTTGGCCACCAGGTTGCCGGCCGCCACCAGCGTGAAGGTCTTGGCGGTGGTGTTGATGGTGATTTCGGTGCCGACGTTCAGGTTGTCGCCGTCGATGATCTTGGGCATGGCTTACTCCAGGGTGATGACGTAGTTGCTGTTGGCCAGCACGGTGTTGCCGTGCAGCCGTTTCTCGACGTTCATGGTCTCGCCGTTGGCGAAGGTGATGACCTCGGCGGTCTCGTCGACGCGCTCGCCCAGGTGCTTCTTGTCTGTGGAGTCCACGACGGTTTTCATGGCGTGTAGTTCCTGTCGACCACCTGCGCTGCCGGCAGCGAGGCGTTGCCGTTTTCCAGCAGGTAGTTGCGCACGATGTAGGGCACGTAGCCGGCCTTGTAGACCGCCACGTCCACATTCACGCCTGCGCTGTAGCTGTAGGTGTAGGCAAAGCTGGTGACGGGGTTGGTGGCGCCGTCGTTGATGGCCAGCACGGTGTCGGTGCCGGCGGCCAGGATGACCACGTCAGAGCCGCTGACGACGTTGGTGACGGTTAGCGTCTTCTGGCCCACGGTGACGTTGACCGTGGCGCCGGCCGTGCGCACCGAAATGGCGGAGTCCACGCTGATGTTGACCGTGCCGGACGCGAGGTTGACGTGAATCGTCTCGTTGCCGGTGCTGCCATTGCTCGCGGCATAGCCGGTGAAAGTGTGGCCAGTGAGCGTGTAGGTGCCGGCGGCGGTGATTTCGATGGCGTGGCCGGTGCCGCCGCTGGTGAACACCAGGCTTGACAGCGGCGTGGCCTCGCTGGCGGCATCGAGCTTGAGCTGCGTGGCGGTGTGGGCTGAAAACGTGCAGCTGGCGATGGTGGCGCCGTTGGTGTCGATGGTGCCGCACGCCGAAAACGCCGTGTCGCGCAGCTCGCTGCCCGAGGACAGGGTGGCGGCGCGCATGCGGGCAAAGGTGCAGGCGTAGGCGTCGAAGTCGCTGTTGGCGTCACACACCACGTTCCACACCGCTGTGCCCTGGCCGCGCACCACGCAGCCGTCAGACGTGGACGTGCCGGTCTTGTTGCCGAGCTGGAAGGTGGTGCGCTGGCTTGCCGCGCCCGCCAGGGTGAAAGAGTACAGGGTGTTGGCGACGGGGAAGTCGCGCCACACCAGCACCTGGTTGGTGTCCTTGAACAGACAGGTGTTGGCCTGCGCGGCAGAGCCGACGCGCATGGTGCCGGCGCCGTAGTAGATGCCGGCGTTCTGGGTGATGATGCCCCAGGCGTTTGAGTTGGTCGAGTCGGTGGCGTAGAGGTTGGCGAAGGTGATCGTGTCGGCCGCACTCGACGCCGTGGCGGTCAGGCCGGTGCCGCGCCGGATGGCGTCCACCAGGATGTTGTTCAGCGCGGTGTTGACGCCAGTGAGCTGGCGGTTGATGAAGCCGCAGTTGCGCACGGCGTTCAGTGTGAGGGTGCCGGCCGACACGTTCGCCGTCCCCGCCGGGTTGACGACGTAGCACTTCCAGCCGCCATCGGTCTCCGTGTCCGAGCCGTCCAGAAACCACAGCTTGTAGTTGGTCGTGCTCCACGCCGCGGTGGATGTCGTGCTGGTGTTGGTCAGGCCAAACGCCACCCCCCGGTTGGCCTTGGTAGCCATGTTGGCGGGAGTAACGTTGTTGCGCCAGTGGAAGACGTGCTGGTTGGTGAGGTCGAAGTTGGCCGTAGCGTTGAAGTGGCCGCCGGTGTCGGTAGTGCCGGTAGTGGCGCCCCCCTTGTAGGCCATCGAGGCGACGCCCTGCTTGCGCGCGTCGGGCTCTGCGGCTGGGTTGCCAGTGTTGACGCCGTTCAGGCGGTAGAACGTGCCACCAGTGGTCGTCGTGTCAGCGTTGCTGATGTCGACCAGGTCGGTGGTGATCGAGATGGCCACGGCTCAGGCCTCGTAGGTGGTAACCGTGCGCACGATCTCGTCGTTGTCGTCGCGCTCCACCGTCTGCACGGCGCGGGCCGGGTGGGTGTTGTGGACGGTGACGGGGGCGGGCTCGATGGTGTTGCTGACGTTGACCACGGGCGCGGCGGCCGTGGGCATGACGGCTTGGACGTTGACGGTGGTCTCAGGCACTTGCACCTGGTTGTGCACCTGCACGGCCGCAGCGGCCGGGGCGATGTGGTTGTGCACCTCGTGGCGCTGCTCAGGAACGTGCACATTGACCACGGGCGCGGGCTGCGCGCGGGCATTGACTTCGGCGCGCAGGCGCTCGATGTCTTGCGCTGTGAGCCGGGCTGAGGCTTGAGCGGCGCGGTCGGCGGCATCCTCTGCAACCCGCTGCGCGGCGAAATCGCTGGCCTGGGCATCGCTGGCCGAGGCGTTGCCGCCGCTTTCGGCGTGCCGGCCGTCGCTGGTGAACACCAGGTCGCGGCTTTCGGTCTCGCGGCGGAAGGCGGTGATCTGCTCCAGCACATCGCGCGGGTTGACGCCGCGCTTGCGCATGACTTCCACCTCGCTGGCAAAGCCGGCGCGCACCAGGGTGACGTAGGCGGCGGCCTCCTTGGCGGGGTCGATCCAGGGCATGGACTGCGCGAGGAACAGCGCGTCGTCTTCGGTACCGGACTGCACGTCGCGCGGGGTGCGCACGGCGCCGCTCAAGGCGGCGGCGGCCACAAAGTTGGCCCACACGGGCTGGATGAACTGGCCGACGAACTCATCGGTCAGCGTGGCGTAGTTGACCCACTGCTCCACCAGCTCTTGGCGCTGTGCGCTGTAGGTGCCGCCGTAGTCGCGCGCAATGCTGCTGTAGCTGGCACCCACGCCGGCGGCCACGGCGCGCAGTTGCCCCTGGCGGAAGGTGACCACATTGGGGTTGGGTCGGTTGCTGTCGATCAGGCCGATTTCCTCGCCCACGGTCAGGCTGTCGATGACCATGCCGGGCGCCATGCTGATGCTGCGCGGCACGGGGTTGCCTTCACTGTCGGTCACCGGGCCTTGGTAGCCGTCGGGGCTGGTCTTCTTGACGTAGGCGGTAAGCGCGGCGGAGATCTTGGCGGCGATGCGCTCGCTTTCCTCGTAGTCCTTGATGTCCTCCAGCCGGGTGATGATGCTGGCGAACTCGCTGATGCCGCGCATCTGGCCAATGCGGTCTAGCAGGGCCACATGCCGCACGCGGTCAGCTGGCACGCGCTTCAAGTCCTGGTTGCTGAAGCTCAGGCCGGGTCCGATGCCTTCGGCCGGGTGCGTCTTGTGCACAAAGTAGGCAATGGGCTGGCCCCAGGCGTTGCGCTCGATGCCCTGCTCGGTGCGCGGCAGTACCTCGTAGTCATAGGGCACAAGGTCGGCCTCAAACATCTCCAGCGCATAGGGCACGGCGGTGGGGAACTGGTAGATGCCGCCCAGCACCTCCTGCGCAAAGGACTCACCGTCGCGCAGCCAGGTCATGGCCATGAGGCGCTGCACCTTGGCAAAGGTGTGGCGCCGGGTGACCTCGGGGCGCAGCGCCCACTCACGCCAGGCGGCGCGCAGGGCGGCGGCGTATTCCTCGTGGATGGTGCCGTCGGCACGGCGCGGCTGCGGCTCGATGCCGATGCCGTTGGCGCCCACCACGTTGTTGGTCATGGTGCGCAAAATGCCGCGCGACACGTCGTGATTGCGCTGCAGTTGGCGGGCCTGGGCCCGCAGGGCGCGCGCGCTCATTTCCACCAGTTGGTTAGGGCTGCGCTGGTCTTGGTAGAACTTGCGGTTGCGGCTGGGGCTGGCGGCCTCATACGGTGGCGCGGCCAGGGCCAGGGCGCGGCGGGCACCCAGGCGCTCAAGCCCGGCGCGGGGGTTGAAGTAGCCGACCAGGCGATCGATCAGGTTGGGCTGGGTGTCGGTGGCGGGCATGGGCATCCTTGGGGTGGCGGCGGCGCGGGCGGTGTCAGCGGTCGCGCGCGACGCTGAAATCGGCCACGCTGTAGCCCAGGCCGCCAAAGGTGGGCCGGCTGTCGGCGGCGGCCTGCAGCGCGGTGACGCGGCGCTCCCACTCCTTGCGGCCCTCGCGCACCATGGCCAGGTCTTCGTGCCGCAGCCACCGGTCCAGCCCCGCCCCGCCCAGGCGCACTTCCTTGCCTTGCAAAATGGCAAGCTCGGCGTCCAGGTAGGCGCTGACCATGCTTTGGGCTTCGGCGAGAGTGGTCATGGTGGTGGTGGGGGTTGGCCCTGCTCAACCGTCTGGCAGCGGCCCGGCCAGCCTACCGGCGGCGCTGTCTCATTCCTACCCATGGAATGAGACTTTGCGGGGGCTAGCGGTCGTTCAGCACCCGGTACAAGGTGGCCTTGCTGATGCCAAAGCGCAGCATCACTTCGCTGGCGTTGTTGCCGCGCCAGGCCTGGCGGATACGGCGGTTTCGCTCGGCGGTGTCTTCGGCGGGCACGTAGATCTCGCGGCCGCCCCAGCGCTCGCGCAGGCCCTGCAGGATGGCCTCGCTGATGAGGTCGGCAAAGGGTTCGGTCATGCCGATCTTGTGGCGCACCACTTCGCGGATGTCGCTGCGCAGCAGCGCGGCGCCGTCGTTTTCAGGCGGGTCGGGCAACAGGCTGGCGGTGTGGCCAGCGCTGAGGCTGGCGGTTGGGGGGCTGTCGGCAAGGTTCACAGGCGGGCGCTCCATTCAGGCTTGGCAAAGGGGCTGACAAAGGGGGCCGGGGCGGCGGGCGGCGGGGCGGGCTTGCGCCGGGGGGCGGTGTTGAGTACGGCGGGCGGTGGCGGGCTGAGGGCGGGCGCGGCGGCGGCAAACAGTGGCTCTGTTGTCGTTGAAACACTCAGCGTCACCGAACCTGTAAGCCCCGCTGATGAGTTGGCGAGCGCTGGCGGCGCGGGCGGTGCGTCACGCACCTCGATCTGGCCTGCGGCCAGCGGGGGCAGCGCGGTGGCCGGCGGGGTCAGCAGCGGCACAGGTGCGGGAGATGCGGCCAGGTCAAACAGGTCAGGCAGCAGGTCGTTCTCCAGCTTGGCCCACTGCGCGTCGCTGAGCTTGTGGTGATCGAGCATCTGGCTGGCGAAGAGGGCGTAGACGGTGGTGTCGAGCGGCTCGTTGCGGGCGGTGGTCTTGACCCATCGCACCTTCTCGCCGCTGCTGGTGCGCACGGTGCGGCGCACCTCGGAGGTGAGGCCCTTGAACCACTCCAGCGGCAGGGCCTTGCTGAAGTGGATGTAGCCCGCGCCTGGGCGCTGCACCCTGAAGCGCTCAAACAGGTTGTCTTTGGCGGTGTCAGTGCCAACTAACCACAGGCGCACGCCGCCCTTGACGATGCGGCCGCGCCAGTTGACGTCCTGGCTGCTGCTGCGGCCCTTGATGGGCATGCCCTCTTTGCTGTCGCCCTTGATGGCGAAGTATTTGTGGCCGTGGTGCAGGCGGCAGAAGTTGTAGGCCTGGTGGGTGAAGTGGCCGCCCGTGTCGATGGCGCTGGCGGCGATCTTCATCGGGGCGCCGTGCCAGTGGGTGAGCGGGGCCTGCAGGTAGGGGTGCAGGCGTGCTTCCCACTCGCGCTCGTCGGCGGGGTTGCCGTCAATGACCTGGTAGTCCACGGCCCACATCTCGCTGCCGCGGCCAATGGCCCACACGGTGACCTCCCAGCGCTTGTCTTGCACGTCCACGCCGGCCACCAGTTGCAGGCCGCCCACGGGCACGCGGCGCAGGGGGTAATCTTCGGCGCGCTTTTGCAGCTCGTGCGCTTCGGCCTTCTCGACTTCTTCTTCCCAGGTCTCGCCCAGGGTCTCGTTCACAAAGCCTTCGAGCGGGGCCTTGTCTCCGGCTTCCTTGGCCTTGATGCACTGCAGGAACTGGCGGACGATGGCGGCCCAGGTGGTTTGCGGGCTGTAGGCCGTCCACACGTGGAAGGCCACATGCCGCGGGGGCTTGAGCAGGGGCGTGCCCGTGCCATCTGTCCAGCGGTAGGGCTGGCCGTGGGCGCGGTAGTTGCCGCATTCACTCACCCACACACCGTCTTGCCACAAGCGCAGGTAGTCCGCCTGGGTGATGCTGCCCAGGCAGTGCGGGCAGTGGTGGCGCACGGTGCCTTCGGGGTCGTGCGCGTCCCACTTGAAGCCGTGGCGCACGTCTTTGCCGCCCCAGGCCAGCGGGTGCTCAACCTGGCAGTGCGGGCAGGTGATGTGAAAGCGCAGGCGGGCATCGGCGGCGGTCTCGCGCTTTTCAATGTGGCTCAGGCCCTTGATGCGGGGCGTGGTGCCGCAGATGATCTTGGGGTAGGTGGCGCCTTCCAGGCGCTTCCAGGCCAGGGTGAAGGGGTCTGCGCTCTTCTCGATCTTCTGGTCAAAGCCGTCGAACTCATCGAGCTTGGCGCTCTGCAGCGTCATGCGGCGGAAGTTGCCGGCGCTGGTGCCGCCCTTGAGGTACAGGATGGACCCCAGAAACTTCTTCATGTTGAGCGTGTTCTGCTTGCTCTTGGCCATGAAGCGGGGGAACACGGTCTGCATGATCTTCACGTCACGCAGCATGGGCTCCAGCTCGGCCTTGGTGAACTCGTCACTGTCGCCGTCGGTGGGCTGCCACAGCGCCTGGTTGCGACGCTTGTGCTGGGCGTCGTAGCCGATGCTGGCCAGGAGCATCTTGGTATACCCCACCCGCGCGCTCTTGCGGATGTCCACCTCCTCGATGTCGTCATCGCCCATGGCGCCCAGCATGGCGCGCTGGAAGGGGTAGCTCTGCCAGCGCTTCTCGCCCTGGCTGGATTCGGCGGATAGGTAGAAGTGCCGCTCGGCCCATTCGTCCAGGGTCAGGGGCTCGGGCGTCTTCATCGCCTCCAGGCCCTTGGCCACGGCGGCGCGGATGCTGCGGCGCAGCTCGGCGGCCTGGTGCAGCCAGACTTGGCGCTGGATGTGGGGCGGGAGGTCGCGGGCGCTCATGGTGCGGGCGGGCGGCTCATTCGTCTTCGTCGCCGAGGGCTTCGGCCAGTTGGCTGGCCAGGTCTGCGGCGGCATCTGCGGCGGCGTCGGCTGCACCAGCAGGGCCTTCGGCTTCGTCTTCCACGTCCAGCATGGCCAGCGAGGCCTGCACGGCCACGTCGCATGCGCGCGAGATCTCAATCTGGATGAGCTTGAGGTCTTCAGCCGTGAGGGCCGGGCACTGGCGGTGCAGGTTGACGTGCAGCGGCTCCAGCACGCCCACGATGCTGCGGCCCACAGTGGCCAGCACCTGCTCCAGCAGGGCCACGGGCGCGAACTGGCGGCGCTCCAGGGCGAGCTTGATCTCGGCGCGCTCGCGGCTCACGCGGGCCAGCTCGCTGCGCTGGAAGGCCAGCTCGCCGTCTGCGCCGCGGCCGGCAGCCTGCTCACGCATGTGGGCGCAGTAGCTCAGCAGCCACTGCCGGGCGGTGTCGCCGGGCTGCAGGATCTGCTTGGACACCATCTCGGAGACGGCCGGCTGGCTCACGCCAATCAGCTCACCAAAGGCGCCCTGGGTGCAGGTGGCGTCCAGGTCCATCGCTCAGCGGCCCCGCGCGTCACGCGCTGCAAACCGGGCCTTCACGCTGGCAAAGGCTTTCTCGAACTCAGGCTGCAGGGCTTCGCGCACCTCGGTGCGGGCCAGGGCCTCGATGTCGATGCGCGGGCGGTACGAGGCCTTCTGCACAAACTTCAGAATCTGCTGCAGGCTCTCGACCTTCTTCTTGCCCACGCGGCGGTACACGCCAGGTGGTAACCACGATCCACCGGGCCCGCTCTTATTCGTGCCGGGTTTGACGGCAAAGAATTCCACGTCCACGCCCATATTGGCGGAGCGTTTTTGCGACGCGGCCGCAATACTGCGCGCCTGTTTGGTCTCAAACCTCTTGAGTTGCAGGACGTTGACTATTTGCGCGTAGGTGCGGGGTTTGACGTTGCCATAACCATCGATATACCCGCCCTTGGCAGCCGTTGAGCCGGGCGTGGTTACCCAGCCCGGCGGCAGATACCCTTTGCGCGTCAGCAGAAACTCGGTGCGCTTCTGGCGGCGGGCCGGCGCGCCCAGCGCACCAGGGCGGATGTACTCGCGCGTGGCCTTGCCCTGCTCTTCGCGTGACTCCGGGAAGTACACCTCGGCCACCGGCTCGGTCTTGCTGGCCGCTTTGGTGAACACGCCACGCACGGTGAACGGCGTGGGCCGGTCAAAGCTCACCGGCATCTGCGCGCGCACCTTGTCCTGCACCCGCTTGGCCAGACTGGTGAGCATGCTGGCCTGCACGTAGGGCATGGCCCGGGGCAATTCCTGCTGCACCAGGCGCATGGCGCCGGAGATGTCAGCGGCGATGTTGATCTTGATCATGCGTGCTCGGTCTCAGGCGCACTACCGCACCTTCACCCCGAGCATGCCCAGGCAGGCAAATTGTGGACAACCCACCCCAGCCGGCCCCGATAACCCCCTAAGAACCGCCCGCAAACTACAGAAACATCGCGGCCGAATCGACC